GATGTCAGCTGCTTCATTAGCGCCGATGGCACCAATGGCTGCACGCCCAGCTGCTGCATTAGCAGCTGTGAACACTGCAATGCCTGTCGATGTGCCGCCCAGATTGACACGCGCACCAGATGCGGTTGTTGCACCCGTGCCGCCGTTGGCAATTGAAATGGGTGTGGCAATACCAGCGCTTGTCTGACCCTGCACAACATTGGTGCCGTTACAATATAGAATTTGCGCTTCACCTGACGGAACTACAATGCCTGTGCCAGCGCTTGTTTTCACTGTCAGCGTGAAAGCACCTGTCGTAGCATTAGTGATCCAGTACTGCTGAACGGTAGTAGGCACGATGATATTGCGGTTGCCTGTCAGCGTTCCAAAGAGCCTGTAAGAAACGCGGTTCAGCTCAAACGTCGAGAGCGTGTAGTTGCCAGTTCCAGACACGTCGATAGTGAGGTAATCAAACGACGAAGCACCCGTCTGCGACAGGCCCATCGTGTAGAGGCCAGTGCCATCGCAGATCAGCAAACATGAATTTTCGGGAGAAAGCGTCAGCGTTGCTTCGCCGTTAATGAGCTCAGAGCTATTTGGATCAATAGTGATGTTGCTCGATCCGCTGTTGCGGATGTAGCAGAACCAATCGGAACCCAACGTGACGGCTGCGGTCAATGAAACAGTGCCCGTTGCGCCGGTCCAGTTGAAGAAGACAGCGCGGTCATTTGTGCCAATCGTGTATGCCGAGTTAAGCGTGGTGACGGTCAGGGCTTGATTGAGCGTGGTCGTGATCGCCTTCAAACCAGCGCCTGCAAGAGCACCAGCGTTTGAGGTCGATGTCGTTGACCCGAATTGATACGAAGACCAAACACCAGCGGCTGTGGTGTTGCTGGTCATGTAGACCTGCCAGAGCTGGCCAGCGCCAACATTGCAGACCACAGTTCCAACCGAATTAACTACAGAGAAGTTGGTGTTGCCTGTGTTGTTGAACAGGAAGCACTCGCCAACAGACGCTTGATTTGCAGCTGGCAGAAACACCTTGCGGCTTGTGCCTGTGCTCGTCACGTTCATGATGCGAGCGGCAACGTAGTCGTAGGCATCGGTGTTGGAATTGGTCTCAAGCGGCCATGCCAGCACAACGTCTGTAGCGTTCAGATTGAACGCAAGATAAGAAACGTTTGACGGGTAGATGTTCGTGCCGCCAAAGACATCGGTATAGGTTGTCATTTAGACCTCCGAGCGACGAGCGGAGCGGTCGAGAATTTTCGACAGGTCTTCGCCGTTGAGCGCCTGTGCGGCGCGGTCATACATAGATTGCCAAACCTGAATGCGCTCATCGTTCTTCAAGAACGGCGTTGCTTCAAGGAGTGCCCCGTAAAGGAGAAGCTGCGGAGCGTAATCGGTGAGCCAGTTGGTTTGGTTTGTATCGTCCAGCAGCGGCAGAAGCTGATACACCAAGACCTCAAAGGGATATGCAGCATCAGGCGTGGGTGCGACGATCCAGTTGTTGTAATCGTACTCTGCGTAGAAGAGTGGGGCACCTGTCTGGGTGCGATCTGGCCAGTAACTACGGACATACTCGTAGGAGCGCGCGTATAGCTGGGTGTATTCATTGCCTTGATCCCCGGTGCCGTAGTTGAACGACACCGTCGAGCGCCAGCGGTCGGGCTTGGGATAAACCGCAAGGCCCGGCTGCATTGTGCTTGTGATGACGTTGATGAGACCTTCGACCTTTAGTTCACGCGCGATGCGCCGCTCGGCCAGATTGATCAGGCGTGGGAGCTGCTCATAGACGATCTGGTCCGAGGCCATAGTGAAGCCGCGTTCCAGATACCGCCGCATGTCCTCCTTGAGGGAGGCAAAGGTCATCGTCTCAGCCATTGGAAATCTTCTCGTAAGCCTGCGCGAGCTTAACATCATAGGCGTTCTGCGCATAGCCGGGGCCGTTATAACCGCGCGCAAAACCAGCCCAGTTGAGGTTCATCAGCTCGTCTTGCAATCCTGCCGCTTTGATGAAAGAGCCCATCTGGCGGAGTTGACCCGCTTCTGATTCGCAAGCTTCAGAAACCATTTCCTGTACCGACGAGCAGCCAACCATCTTGTAGTTTGAGCCCATGATCTGGCCGAGGCCCCATGACGTGCTCAGCAAAGCTGCCTCTTCGTCGATGGCGCAGGCGCGCTCAATCTCGGCGTAGACGGCGTCTGAGCCCTTCGGATAGGGCTTGGTGCCCCACTTTGGATAGGCCAGCCCTTCGGCTTCTGCATTGGACCGCAGGCCCGGCGCATCCTTGAGGTGCTTGTAGAAGTGGTGGCGTTCAAACAGGGCCTTGGGGCGGCCTGCTTTGTCGAAGCCCGATCCTGCCGCCTCAACCGTGATCACGGCGCGAAAGGCGGCGGCTTCAACTTTGAGGTCTTCTGCGATCTGGTCGATCTCTTCTGGTGTTGCCTTGCGAGCTGCGCCTGTGAAATCCATCATTTGTCTCCTTTAGACAACAGCTCATTCTTGGCCTTGGAGCCAGCCGATGACCCAAAATAATAAGCGATCACGCCCGTGAAAGCAGTCTGCAACGCGCCGAGCATCAACAAGAGGGCTTCGTTGCCATTTTTTGGGACGCCGTAGACGAACATCCAGAACAAAATTCCGAAAAACCCGAGAGTGATGGCACCAGCCAAAATCTTGGGCGTGTGGTCGCCAACTGTCATTTCGCGTTTGCGAGCGCTGTCACGGTCCCCAGCGGAGATGCGCTCAAGGTCAATCTCGAGCTCTGCCATGCGGACCTTGAAGTCAGCATCGATCTTCTTGATGTCGGCGAGCTGGTCGGGCGTTGCGTTTTGCATAGCTTTAGCAACATCAGCTTCAGTGCCTTCTTCGTTGCCGAGCAGAACATTGGACAGGGTCTTGACGGCGAGGCCAGCCAAAGGGCCGCCCATGGCGGTTGCGAGTGTCGGTGCAACTTGACCCAGAAGAGGGCCAACAGCCTTTAGCAAATCCATCTTAGCCTCCCACATTGGCTGGGAGACATGCCCCCTTGATCACCAGATTGTATGCGTAACCTCTTTTATGCGTCTCTTTCAAATCTTCCAGCGTCTTTTGGCATGTAGCCTCGTCTGGAAGAACCGTGATGGGCATAAAATACAAAACCCCAGCGGACTGGATGTCGAGCATCCAAGCGATGAGGATCACCTTTGTGGTGATCATTTCTTCTGCTCAAGGGAATGAATGCGCTTGTCGAGCTCACCAAACATCTTGAGCATGTCATAGCGGATTGCAGCGCGGGCCTGTGAAGCATCCGCAGCCATGTCCAACCGGCTCTTATCGACCAATGACATTGATCTCTCACGATCAAGGGTCATAGCGGCGCGGGCCAGAGCTGCATCGCGCTCAACCTTGTCGATCTTGTCGTTAAGGCTTTCTCTGATTTGAGCCATGTCAATCGTCGTGCCTTGCGGAGGGATGGCCTTGTTGTCGGCGTTCACCACCACGGCAATCTTTCCTTTGAGCTGGATGATTTCGTTGTTGGCGCCAGACAAGGCGCTCATCAGATAAACAACGCATGAGAATAGGATCGGGATACCAGCGAACGTGATCTTCTCAACCAGCGCGCCCTTGCTGGCGTTTGCAGCCATCTCAAGGGCGATCTTCTCTTGCTTCTCTTCTGTCGTGCTCATTTGTCAGCCTTGTGGTCGAGCTTGTCGTAGATGCGCTGGAACATGTCTTCGATGTGTGCCATGCGCTTGTCGAGATCGTCCTTCAAAACGTAACCTCGAGGCAGCTCGACTTCGAGCTTATGCAGGTCAGTACGCAGCTCTTTCACCGCGCCCCAAAGCTCCCGCGCAAACCAACCGCCTGCCGCGATTGCAGCGCCACCAACAAGATTGAAGATTGATTGCGTGTCCATGTTATGCCCACGTTCCCACGTTGATGTTAGCGCCAGATGTGCCAATCGGGTAGATCATGAAGTAAGAACCGATTTGACCTGTATAGATTGGGCCGGAGGCTGATGTGGCTACTCGCGGGATAAATGTACCACCAGCATTGACCGACACGATGCCATTAAAGGTATAAATTTGATAATTGGTAGCACTAGCCGATGGACCCATTGTCGTTATATTTGATGCCGTTTGAACGTATGCCATTGACGCTGGAGCAGTGCCAACTACGACAAATCCAGCAGTATCAAAATATCTGAACAGCGTGTAGCCAATGTTGTTCAGCGTAGCCGTGCCGCCAAAGCTCTGCCCCAGCGTGTGTGAGGTCGTGGTCGTTGTTTTGATTACTGCATATGTCCCTTGAAACGCATATACCGTATTAGCACTCAACGTGCAGCCAACGCCTAGCCAAGCTTGTGCGGCTGTTGTTGCAGAGAGTGCCAGCGTTGAGTTCAGTTCATAATACTGCATCCCCGGAATGACACCGCGCTGCGTACCCTGCGGAGTGAACATCAGCTTTGTGCCGTCATACTCCATGTTGCCAGCAGCGGCTGATGTCAGGTTAGTTCCTGATTGCAGCTTCAACGGCGCAAGCGTTGCACTACCCACAGCATAGGTCAAAGCAGGAAAGCTCAGAGACCCGTCTGGGTAGGTAACGCCTGTCGTGCCGTCAAGAATGATGGACATGTTAGCCCGCGAAAGGAGGTGTCATCGGGACGATGGGCGGGTTCTTGGCGGCTGCGATCTGCGCTTCAAGAGAAGCTTGCATGGCAGGAACGTCAAGAGCGAT